TGACCGCCAGGCTGGCGCAATGCGACCAGCAACTGGCGCAGATGACCCAACAGCGCCACTTCCTGGCAGGAGCCATCAGCGACAACGACTACCACATGAAAACGTGGGGCCAGGATCGGGAAGGCCGCGGCACCAACCCTGGCATCCTGGCGGCAAGCCCGAGGATCCGCGCGCTGGTCAACAAGCAGACGCTGGAACCGAGTGCCGTGGTGGTGCCAGTGCCAAAGACCGTAACCGCGGAAGATATTGCCAGGGCAGATGTAATCGGCAAACGTCTTGCTGCAGCAGCGAAACGCATGGGCCTGACCAAGGCCAAGAAAAGGCCCGCCAAGCGCAAGTAACCCATGGGCGCCCTTGATGAGTACCTGACAGCCCTCGATGCCCTCCCGCCTGAGAAGCGGGAGGCGGTGATCGAGGAGGCGCTGGACGGTACCAAGGACATGGTCTGGGTGCCAACCCCAGGACCACAGACTGATGCCTATTTCTGCGAAGCAGACGAGCTCCTATTCGGCGGCGAACCAGGTGGTGGAAAGTCAGACCTGATCATTGGTCTAAGTCTGACAGCGCATGAGCGCAGTCTTGTGTTGCGTAGAACCAACAAGGAAGCAGAGAAGCTATTTGAGCGCTATGAGGCAATCATCGGAAACGACGATGGCAAGAACGCCCAGAAGGGCTGGCGCATTGCCCATAGGACTATCGACATTGGTGGGTGCCAGCTAGAGGCCGACAAGCAAAAGCGCAAAGGTCATGCCCAAGACTTCTATGGGTTTGATGAGCTGGTCGACTTCACCAAGACACAATACGAGTTCATCACCACCTGGAACCGATCGACGAAAAAAGGGCAACGGTGCCGCATCGTTTCCACCACCAACCCACCAACCTCGCCGGAAGGATTGTGGGTGGTGGAGCGATGGGCCGCATGGTTTGATCCGAAGCATCCGAGGCCAGCCGAATCCGGGGAGATCCGCTGGTACGTGAAGCTCGATGGCAAAGAGTTGGAGGTTGATGGGCGCGGGCCGTACCCCAATTCCAAGGGGAAGATGATCCCTGCAAAAAGCCGATGCTTCATTCGCTCCAAGCTTGAGGACAATCCAGACCTGACCCAGAATGATCACTATGCAACCACCCTGGCGAACTTGCCACAAGAATTGCAGGCAATGGGGTCTGGTGACTTCGAATCCGGGCTAAAAGACCAAGCATTCCAGATGATCCCAACTGAGTGGGTCAGGCTCGCTCAACAGCGCTGGAATGAAAGAAGCCCAGATGGTGTGCCAATGTGTGCGATGGGGGTGGACTGCTCCGGCGGTGGAGATGACCCGCTGGTTATTGCGCCAAGATACGATGGTTGGTATCCGCATCCCATTGAGGTGCCAGGGAAGGACCTGCCGCAGGACAGAATAGGCAAGCTGTCAGCCGGCCATATTGTCAGCCATCGTCGCAACAAAGCGCTGGTAATCGTTGACATGGGTGGGGGTTTTGGTGGGTCCACGTACGAACAACTCAAAGAAAATGACATCATGGCGATCGCTTACAAAGGATCGGAAAAGTCTACTCGAAGAACCAATGATGGCCAGCTGGGATTCACCAACATCCGTACCCAAGCTTACTGGAAGTTTCGAGAGGCGCTAGACCCAGGGCAACCTGGCGGGTCACCAATCTCCCTGTATCCCAGCAAAACCGTGCTGGCAGACTTGTGTACTCCGACGTTTGAATTGCGAGGTGGCCAGATCCAGATGGAGCCAAAGGAGGACGTGGTTGCAAGGCTTGGACGGTCAACCAATGAGGGCGACGCAGTGGTTATGGCGTGGCATGCCGGACCAACCTACGTGACCGACGGCCAGATATGGAGCAACCCGAACGAAATGGGAGGGGCTGGTAATCGTGCCTTCCCAAGTGCTATCATGGGCCGCCAATCGAGGAGGCGCTGAAAAGGACACCACTATGGCCGCCGCTCTGCCCGCCCTATACGCCGCTCTTGCCAGCAAAGCCGTGTCGACGATCTTCGACAAAGGTCCCCCCGACGCCCCACAACAGCAGGCACCGGTGGTCGAGAAGCCAACCGAGATGCCAACACCGAACGACGCGGCAGTGGCAGCCGCCAAGCGCAAATCGATCGCCGGCCTCGTGGCCAGACAAGGCAGGGCATCGACCATCCTGACCGACCAGTCATCCGGCGGCACCGCGCTCGGAGCCTGATCCATGACGCCAAAGCAGATACACGAGGCAGCCGATCGCACCTTCGGCAAGCGCACCAGTCTGCTGCTGCTCTGGCAGGACATGGCCGAGAACTTCTACCCGGAACGAGCAGACTTCACGTACCAGCGAAGCCTGGGAATGGAGTTCGCCAGCAACCTGATGACGTCCTACCCGCTGATGTGCCGCCGGGAACTCGGCGACCAGATCGGCCAGATGCTGCGCCCGACCGCCAAGGTCTGGGCCCACATCGCCCCGATTGACCCGGGCCGGGAGAACAACGAATCCCGCCGGTGGCTGGAATGGGCAGCGAACACCCAACGTCGGGCCATGTACGACCCCGACAGCCTGTTCAGCAAGGCAACCAAGCAGGCCGACAACGACTTCGCCACCTTCGGCCAGACGGTCATGAGCATCAAGCTCAACCGCTACCAGGACACCCTGCTCTACCAGACCTGGCATCTTCGTGACTGCGCCTGGACCGACAACGAGGACGGCAAGGTCGGCGCCTTCTACCGCAAGTGGAAACCGACCTGCCGCGACCTAGAGCGCCTGTTCAAGAGCAAGATCCACGACAAGGTCAAGGACCTCCTGAAACGAAACAAGGGGTACGAGGAGATCACCTGCATGCACTTCGTGGTCGACGCCGATATGTGGGACGGCGACGCCAGGGGCATGCCCAAGGTCAGCATCTGGTGGGACTGCGACAATAACCACGCCATGGAGGAAACCCCGACCTGGAACAAGGAATACATCGTCCCGCGGTGGTCGCAGGTCAGCGGCAGCCAGTACGCCTTCAGCCCAGCCACCGTGGCCGCACTCCCAGAAGCCCGCCTCCTGCAGAGCATGACGTACACCCTCCTCGAGGCCGGCGAGAAGATGACCAACCCGCCCATGGTGGCAACCCATGAAGCCGTCCGGTCGGACGTCAACATCTACGCCGGCGGCATCACCTGGGTGGACCGCGACTACGACGAGCGCCTGGGCGATGCTCTTCGCCCCATGACCATGGACAAGTCCGGCATGCCGATCGGCGAAACCATGCAGCAGGACAGCCGGCAGATGATCATGCAGGCCTTCTACCTGAACAAGCTCACCCTGCCACAGCGCGCCCCGGAGATGACGGCCTACGAAGTGGCGCAGCGCATCCAGGAGTACATCCGCGGCGCCCTGCCCCTCTTCGAACCCATGGAGGCCGAGTACAACGGCCAACTCATGGACGTGACCTTCGACCTGATGCGCAGGGCCGGGGGTTTCGGATCGCCGATGGACATGCCGAAGATCCTGCAGGACGCCAAGCTGCAGTACCGCTTCGAATCCCCCCTCCACGACGCGATCGACGCCATCAAGGGACAGAAGTTCATCGAGGCCAGCCAGGTCATTGCCCAAGGGGTGCAACTGGATCCGAGCGTGGCGCCCATCCTGGACATGAAGGTCACGGTGCGCGATGTGCTCAACGGCATCGGTGTCCCGGCAAAGTGGCAGCGCGACGAGGTGGAAGTCGAGGACATCGAGGCCCAGCAGAAAGCCCAGGCACAGGCACAGCAGACGCTGGCCACCATGCAGCAAGGGGCAGACGTGGCAGCCACCATGGCCACCGCCCAGAAGGAAAACGCTGCCGCCCAAGGCGCCATGGTCTGAGGATTGAATGGCGACGAAACCCCATAACCCAGCGCTACCAGAACAACCGCCACAACCCAGAAAGCGGATCCCGACCAACCAGGCCCTGGCAGCATCGGCATCATGGCTGCCGGCGCCGTATGATCTGGCCGATGCCACCGCAGTCCAGGCGCTCCAGCGCGGCACGGCAGACGCCGAGCAGCAGCGCCGAGCCCTAGACTGGATCATCCGCCAAGCCTGCGCCACATACGACTTCCCGTACCGACCGGGACCAGACGACAGAGATACCAACATCGCCCTCGGGCGCATGTGGGCCGGACAGCAGATTGTGAAGCTGTGCAATGCCGACATCGGGAAGATGCGGCGAGATTCCCCAACGTAAGAGGAGAGGACCATGAACCTGAAACTGCAACGACTGCTGTACCGCCTGCAGGACGCGGCCGGCGACGACAAAGGAAACCCCGGCGACGGTGGTGGCGACGGCAAACCAGCTGACGGCAAGCCTGCCGACCAGGGCGGTACCGGCGATGGAAAACCTGCAGCCCCCGAAAGCTGGTGGAAAGAGGACTGGCGCGACCAGGTGGCCAAGGACGACAAGTCGGTCAAGAATATCCTCGGACGCTTTGCCACCCCTGCCGATGCCATCCAGAGCGCGATCGACATCCGCAAGAAGATCAGCGCCGGCGAGATCAAGATGCCGCTGCCGAAGGATGCCAAGCCCGAGGATATCGCCAAGTGGCGTACCGAGAACGGCATCCCAGAAACCCCGGACAAGTACGAGCTCAAGCTGCGCGACGGCCTCTCGATCGGCAAGGATGACAAGCCGGTCATCGATGGCTTCCTCAAGGCCATGCACGACAAAAACACGCACCCGGACGTGGCAAGTGCAGCCGTCGACTGGTACTACGGCGAGATCGAGCGCCAGACCGAGGAGCGGGCCGTCAAGGACAAGGCGCTGGCATCCGAAGCCCACGAAGCCCTCCGAGAAGAATGGGGCCCGGAATTCCGCACCAACCTGAACGTGGTCGAGAACCTGCTGGCAACCATGCCAAAGGACGTGGCCGAGGACTTCAAGTACGGGCGCCTGGCCAACGGCACCCCCATCATGGCCAGCCCTGCTGCAATCAAGTGGCTGCTGAACATGAACCTGCAGCTCAACCCGCACAGCAAGGTGGTGGGCAACACGGCTGGCAACCCGGCAAGCGCCATCGACGACCAGATCGCCGCGATCGAGAAAACCATGCGCACCGACCGCAAAGCCTACGACAAGGACGAGAAGATGCAGCAGCGCCTGCGCGGCCTGTACACCGACCGGGAGGGCTTGAAAGCCAAGGGCTGATCAGTTACACTGAGCCGTCTCCTTCAGGTTTCCCCCCTGAATTGCCCCGGCCCAGTGCCGGGGTTTTTATTGACAGCGCGCGCAGACGGTGTAAAGTAAGCACTGCACCACCCAAACCCTATAGGAGAGCCATATGCGAAAAGTCCTTCTGTCCGTTCTTGCCGCCAGCGCCATGCTGGTATGCGCCATTGCACCGCCCGCTTTTGCTGCCCAGGATGCCATCAAGGTCACCGCCATGCAGGAAGCGCCCCCGGACCCGCGTCTGGTTGCCACTGCCGGCCTGCACGACCAGACGACCATGCAGATTCGCGCGCAACTCGATGCGATCGAACCGATGGCCATGGCTGAACAGCCCAAAGCATCCGCACCGCGAAGTCTGGTGCCAGGTGCCGAGTCGCTCGCCAAGGTATCCACCATCGACCGCTTCCACTTGCGAATTTGACCGGCGCCAGCCGGCAATGACAAGAAACCCGGCTTCGGCCGGGTTTTTTATTGCCGCTTGTGTTTTGAATTCCATGGGGTGTAGAATCCCCCCACGGCAGCAAACCTCACCACGAGCCCTGCCATGAGCACCAGCAAGTTCGGTAGCTCGGCCCCAAAGGCCCAACGATCCGGCCCCACCCCAGGTGGCTAACCCGGCGACGCGGTGCACGATGGCTAACCCGATGCGACGAAGATCATCTTTCTTCCACCAGCATAGGAGCCATCATGGCCGATACCGCATTCCAGATCCAATACCGGCAGGAATTCATCGCCGGCTTCGAGCAGCACGCAAGTCTGCTCCGCGAAACCGTCACGACCGAGGCGGTGATCAAAGGCAACCAGGCCGTATTCCTGGTGGTTGATTCCGGCGGTGCTTCCGCAGTTACCCGCGGCGTCAACGGCCTGATCCCGGCGCGCGCCGACAACAACACGCAGAACACCTGCACCCTGTCGGAATGGCACGACCTGGTCCGCAAGACCGGGTTCAACGTGTTCGCCTCGCAGGGCAACCAGCGCGCCATCATGCAGATGACCACCATGGCCGTCCTGAACCGCAAGGTGGACAGCCAGATCGTGACCGAGCTCAACACCGGTACCGTGGCCATCGGCTCTGCCGGCGCCATCCCGACCGTGAGCCTGTTCCAGAATGGCCGCGTGAAGCTGTCGAACGCTTCCGTGCCGTGGGATGGGAACATCACCTTCCTGTGCCAGCCGAGCTACCTCGCGTACCTCGAGCAGACCCCGGAGTTTGTCAACGCCCAGCTGGTCGACGTCAAGCCCTACGCCGGCGGCGACAGCAACCCGAGCTGGCGCGACAAGCCCCAGGCATACCGCTGGCGGAATGCTCTGATCATCGAGCACCCGAACCTCCCGGGCAAGGCGACCACGAGCGAGAAATCGTTCCTGTACCACAAGACCGCCATCGGCCAGGCTGCCGACACCGGCGGCATGGCAACCCCCGTTGGATACAACGAGGAGCAGGACTACTCGTGGGCACGTGCTTCGTGCTTCATGGGCGCCAAACTGCTGCAGAACACCGGCGTGGTCGTGTTCACCACTGACGGTTCGGCCTACGCGTAATCCAGCGTAGACATCCCAACCACTTCAAGGAGAATCAACCATGGCATACAACGGCTCAACTGCTGGCAGCACGGCTGCCAACCCTCCCATCCTGATGGCTTCGGCCCTGGGCGGGAAGATCCTCAACAACGGATCGACCATCAACGGCACCGGCGGTGGCGCCGGTGGACAACTCTGGTTCTACTCGTCAACCGACTCCAGCACCGCACCGTTCGCCGCGAACTACTTCACCGACGCGTTCTACATCGGCATGAAGGGCGGCGATGTGGTGCTGCAGGTCGGCGCCACCGGTTCGACGATGGGCGTGGCCCTGAGCGTTCTCGGCGCAGTAACCACCGCGGGTGCGGCATACGGCTCCAGCGGCGCACAAATCAGCTCGACCTTCGGTTAAGGCTGAAAGGCCCGGAGCGGTAGAAACTGCCGCCCGGGCCGACCCCCCATTCAATTCAGAGGAGAAGGACAATGGCAGATCCGAAAGCAGCACCCAAGCAGGAAAAAGCCGCGGAAGTGGCCGAGCAGCCCGAGCGCAAGCCAGGCAGCCCCATCACCGACGACCGCATCCAGGAGTCGGAATTCGCGTACACCACGCACATCGGCACCGCCTACGAGAACACCGAACCGGGCGACCTGCTGGCAACTGAATACTGGGCGCACCGCGCCGCCAAGCTGCGTCCGTGGGACGAGATCAAGATCCGGGCGAACGACGGCAGCTGGTACGCCCACCTGCTGGTGCTCGAGTCCGGCCGCAACTGGGCACGCGTGCACATGCTGTCGGCCTGGAAGTTGACCACCAGCGAAGTGGCACAGACCCAATCAGCACCAAAATCCCCGTTTGCCGACTTCCGCGTCGAGCACATGGGCCCGCACGCCAAGTGGTGTGTGATCCGCCGCAGCGACAACCAGAAGATCCACGAGGGTGCCGAGAACCAGGACGCGGCAATGGCGTGGCTCAAAGAGCGCATCAAGGCCGGGATCTGACGCATGAGCGCCAGCCGCCTGCAGATTTACAACGACGCGCTGCTCCTGCTGGGGCAGCGCCCGATCGCCAACCTCACGGTGAACGAGGAAGGCCGCAGGCTGCTGGACCAGGTGTGGGACGGCGCAGGACAGGGAACGGGTGGCGTCGACGCGTGCCTCGAGCAGGGGCAATGGAAGTTCGCCACCCGGGCCAGCAAGTTCGAGCACGACCCGGATATCACCCCTGAGTTCGGCCACCAGTACGCCTTCGCCAAGCCGACCGACTGGATGGAAACGGTGGCGGTTTGCACCGACGAGTACTTCCTGGCGCCCCTCCTGAACTACGGCGACGAGAACCAGTTCTGGCTCGCCTCGGTCAGCCCGCTGTACATCAAATACGTCAGCAATGACGCCGACTATGGCAAGAACCTGTCGCTCTGGCCGGTCAGCTTTCGCGAGTTCGTGGTGGCCTACCACGCCAGCCGGATCGTCCACAAGGTGGCGCCAGGCATGACCGCCTACATCATCGGCGACCCCACCAAACCGGAGCAGCGCGGCATCCTGCAAAGCCGCCTGCTGACCGCCAAGAACCGGGACGCCTGGGCTGGTGCCACCAAGCTGATGGCCCCGGGCTCTTGGGTCAAATCACGCCAGCGCTACGGCAACGGGAACTGGCGCGATGGAGGCAGCCGTGCCAGTCTGATCGGGTAACCGCATGCCACGCCAGGATCCCGTACTGCTGGCATTCAACCGGGGGATAATCTCAAACCTCGGGCTGGCGCGCACCGACATTAAGCGCCTGGCCATGTCTGCCCAGATGCAGACGAACTGGGTACCGCGGGTACTCGGACCCATGAGCCTGCGAACCGGGCTCGGATACCTGAGCCAGACCAAGGGCAACAAGACCGCGCGCCACCTGCGCTTCGTCTTTTCCACCGACGACAAGGCGATCATCGAGCTTACCGACCTGATCATGCGGGTCCGGGTGAGCGACACCATCATCAGCCGGCCCGCTGTAACCACCGCGGTGACAAACGGTACCTTCCCCACCGACTTCTCAAGCTGGACTGACAACGACGAATCCGGCGGTGTGTCGGCATGGATATCGGCAGGGCTGGTCGGATTCACTGGAAACGGAACTGCAGCCGCCATCAGGGACCAGCAGGTGACCGTGGCGGGGGCGAACATAGGCGTGGAACACGCCCTGAAGATCACCGTGCCGCGCGGCCCGCTGACGCTCCGTGTCGGATCCAGCAGCGGCGCCGACGACTACATCAGCGAAACCACCCTGGGAACCGGCAGCCACAGCCTGGCCTTCACCCCGACCGGCGACTTTTACATCCGCTTCCTGTCGCGCATCAAGCGCATCGTGCACCTGTCCAACTGCACGGTCGAGGCCTCCGGCGACATGGAAGTGCCAACCCCATGGGCCGAGGCGAACCTCGGGCTGGTGCGCTACTCACAGTCCGGTGACATCCTGTTCATCGGATGCGGCAAGACCACCGACAAGATCGGGTACCAGCAATACAAGATCGAACGGCGTGCCACCAGGAGCTGGTCCTGCGTGAAGTACGAGCCAGAGGACGGTCCATTTCTGGTCGAGAACATCACCCCGACCACCATGACGCCGAGCGCCATATCCGGGAATGGCACACTGACGGCAAGCGTCGCATATTTCAAGTCGACGCACGTCGGCGCGCTCTTCGCAGTAACCTCGATCGGCCAGACGGTGACCAAGTCCATGTCTGCCCTGAACGACGCCACCAACGGCATGGTGGTAACAGGGACTGGTACCGACCGCTCCTTCACCATCGTGATCGCCGGCCTGACAGCGATCGGCGCCGGCCGCACCGTCATCCTCCAGCGCTCGTTCGACAATGCGGTGTGGACCGCGGTATCCGGGAAGTCATGGACTGCTGACACCACCGAGGCATACACGGATGGGCTGGACAACCAGACGGTGTACTACCGCCTCCTTCTGTCGGTCCTTGGCGGCGCCGGCACGAACACCGCCTCCCTGACCATCGCCACCGGCATGATCGAGGGGATATGCCGGGTGACCGGATTCACCAGCAGCACGGTGGTCGATGTCGAGATCATCACCGACTTCGGAGCCACGACCGCCAGCGATACATGGTCCGAGGGTCAGTGGTCCAACAAACAGGGGTACCCAAGCAGCGTGGCCTTTTACGAGGGGCGCATCAACTGGGCCGGCAAGGACAAAGCCGTCCTGTCGGTCTCCGATGCCTTCTACTCGTTCGACTCCCACACCGAGGGCGACAGCGGGCCGATCAACCGCAGCATCGGCTCTGGCCCGGTAGACACCATCAACTGGATCCTGCCGCTCCAAAGGCTGATCCTTGGGGGCCAGGGTGCAGAGCACTCCTGCAGGTCGAACAGCCTGGACGAGCCCCTGACCCCGACCAACTTCAACATCAAGCCGGCGAGCCGCCAAGGATCAGCGGCAGTCCAGGCGGTGGCGATCGACAGCAACGGCATCTACGTCGGCCGCGGTGGCTTCCGGGTATTCGGGCTGGACTTCGACGCCAGCGCCTACGATTACGGCAGCCAGCACCTGTCGCAGCTTTGCCCCAAGATTGGATCCCCGGGCATCATCAGGGCCGATGCCCAGCGCCAACCCGACACCCGGGTGCACTTCGTGCGCAGCGACGGTACCGTGGCGATGCTGGTATTTGACAAGATCGAGAACGTGATCTGCTGGGTGGAGATCGAAAGCGATGGGGCAGACGGCCTGATCGAGGACGTGGTCACCCTGCCAGGCGATTCGGACGAGGACGAGGACCACGTCTACTACCTGGTCAAGCGCACCATCAACGGATCCACCAGCCGCGCGCTCGAGCGCTGGGCCACCGAGGACGAGTGCACCGGTCTCGGCCAGCTCTGCATGCTGGCCGACAGCTACGTGACCTACACCGGAACCGCCACCACTGTGATCACCGGCCTGAGCCACCTCGAGGGCGAGCAGGTGGTGGTCTGGGCTGATGGTGCAGATGTGGGCACGCTGGACGATCCAGCCACCGGCACGACCAGCCTGATCTACACGGTCTCCGGCGGGCAGATCACCCTGGCCGAGGCCGCCAGCAACGTGGTGGTGGGACTACCCTACCGGGCCCGCTTCAAGAGCTGCAAGCTGGCCGTGATGATGCAGATGCCCAGAGGCACAGCCCTGACCAAGCAAAAGACGATCGACGCGCTGGGGGTGATCGCCGTCAACCTGCACCCCAAGGGCTTGAAGTTCGGCACCGAATTCGACAGCACCAGCAACCCGCTCAACGACATGCCCAGCACGGAGCTCGGCGCCACGGTCGACCCGGACCTGATCCGGCAGGAGTACGACGATACATCCTTCATCTTCCCCGGCCACTGGGACCCTGACCTGCGCCTGTGCCTGCAGGCCCAAGCCCCCAGACCCGCCACCGTGCTCGCCTGCGTACTGGAGATGGACGCCGCCGAATGAACCAGATCGTGCCACTCACCCGCCAGATCCTGGACGACTTCTGCCAGGACCCGCCACCCATTACCGTCAAAGGCATAGCCGTCCAGACGGAGGGGCGCACGATCGGGCTGGCCGGGTACTTCCCAGACGGTGAACGCTGGATCCTGTTCGCGCGCCTGTCCGACGAGCTCCGCGCCGACAAGCGCACCATCATCAAGGGCATCCGTCACCTGGTCCAGATGATGAACGGCCGCAAATTGCCAATCCATGCCATCAAGGACGACTGCATCGAAGGCGCTGAAACGCTGCTGCGGCACGCCGGACTCACCCAGATCCGCGGCAATCTCTACGGGAGGCAGCCATAATGTTCGAATCGCTGGACTTTGCAAAGATGGCGCCGGCCGCCTTCACCATCTTCGGTGCGCTGGGCGAGTCGCGCGGCAACCTGCAGATGGGCGAGCAGGCCATCATCGCCGGCCAGCGCCGCAAGGTTGCCTCTCAGTTCGAAGCCGAGCAGTACCTGATCAACGCCGGCCAGACCGTCGCAGCAAGCCAACTGCAGGCCGCAGAGGCCCGGAGACAGGCTGGGCTGGTCGAAAGCCGCATCCTTGCCGTAGCTGCAGCAGGCGGTGGTGGAGCAAGCGACCCGACCATCATCAACCTGATCAGCAAAACGCACGCCCGGGGAGCCTACAACTCGGCGGTGGCCTTGTACCAGGGCGAGGACCAGGCCCGATCGATGAGGATGGCAGCCGCCGCCAAGAACTACGAAGGAGCCATGGCCGAGGAAGCCGGGTACCTCAAGGACCAGTCATACCGCAGCGCAGCAGGAATGGCTGTGCTCAAAGGCGCCGGCAGCCTGTTCAACAAGTACGGCTTCGGCAACGACAGCGAGACCGGCGGCAACAGCGCACCGATACGCGAATCTGTGGCGGAAATGCCGAGCGCCTCAAACTGGAACTGGGATGAAGTCTGATGGCCAAACTACCTGACCAAAACGCACTGGCAGTAGCCATGCCGCAGCCAGCAGGCGGCATCGCGCGCTACACCGCCGTCGACGAAGGTGCCATGATGGCCCCAGGCCAAGCCATGGCTAGAGCAGGTGCCACTGTCGAGGAGTTCGGCAACCAGTTCCACCTGCGCCTGAAACACGAACAGGAGAAGGCCGACACCCTCCGGGCCGAGGAAGCCTTCACGAAACTGCGCCAGAAGCAACTCGACCTGACCACCGGCGAGGGGGGCTTCGTCAACCAGAAGGGCGCCAACGCCGTCACCAAGCCCATCCTCAAGGATTACACCGGGCAGTTCGACATGGCAGTCCAGCAGGCCGCCTCCGACCTCCAGACCGACGAGCAGCGCGCCCTCTTCACCCGCCGCGCCAACGTGGCCAGCCTGGAATTCAAGGGCGACATCCTGAAGCACGTGGTCAGCCAGGGCAGCGTCTACGGCAAGGAAGTGTATGACGGCATCGTCAACCTGGAAACCAGAAATGTCGTGGCAAAATGGGATGACAGGCAATATCCTGGCGCCGTTGGCCTCGCACTTGGTAGGATTGAGGCCGCCGTGAACCGGAGAGCGGAGTCTGAAGGATGGCCAAAGGAATACGCAGACGCCATAAAAATCCAGGACGCCAGCAAAATCCACGATGCAGTTATCCGGCAGGCCATTGCCACAGGTGATACCGCGTATGCGGAAAAGTGGTTCAAAGAGAACAAGGATCAGATTGCCGAGCCAACTGCAATAGCCCTTCAAAAAGTGGTTCATGATGGGGCGCAGCGCCAGATTGTGGCCGGTTACAACGAAATGATATTGGCCGCCAGGGATGACGGCAAAGCCCTGAGAGCAATCGAATCTGCCATTCTCAAGGACAAGCGCCTTACACCAGAGCTGATGAGCACCTTGCACACCAGGGCGGTGTCAAAAATGGATCAGGTGGATCGACGCTCTGAGGCGAATTATGGGAGATGGGAATCAGCCACCAATACCGCCATAAGCGGGTTGTCGGCTACGGCGAATGCCGGGTTTGAACCGAATGCGAATGAGATTGCCGAGGTTTATGCCCAGACAAGAAATACCCCTCTAGCGTCAAAAGTTGACAAGCTGATCAACGACATTGGAGAGATGCGGAACTTCCGCCTGATGAAGCCGGCAGAGAAAGCATTGGCGATTCAGGACAGAACCGCAAAACTGCGGGCCGGCGGACTGTTCTCCAACCCAGACCAGCCTCGCAAGGAGCTACTGCCGGCCGTCAAGCAATATGCCCCAATCATCGACGTGGCATCACAGGCAAGCGGTGTGAGTGCGACGGTGCTGGCCGCCCAGATTCAGGTGGAATCAGGTGGCAGCCCGACAGCCTTGTCTCCCAAGGGTGCCCAAGGGGTGTCGCAGTTCATCCCTGACACGGCCAAGCGGTACGGGGTGGATGTGACCAGCCCGGATTCATCGATCAAAGGCCAGGCCGCCTACATGAAGGATCTGCTGGCGCAGTTCGACGGTGACTATGACAAAGCCCTGGCAGCCTACAACATGGGCGAGGGCAGCGTCGAGCGCAAGAATGGCGTGACCGGGCTGGTCATGAAGTACGGCGACAAATGGCTGGATAATGCGCCGGCGGAAACCCGCAAATACGTGGCATCGATCAAGGCGCTGACAGGAGACATCAGATCATTCCGCGGCGATGTGCAGCAGCTTGAGCGCATGAAGTCCATGTACAAAGCGCAAACCGAGGCGCTGAAGGATGACCCGGTTACGTACTTTGTTTCACAGGGGATTGTCTCTGCCGACTCGCTGGCCGCAAAACCAATCGACTTCAGCAACCCGAATGCTGTCAACCCGGTAGCAGTCAAGGAACGGCTTGCCACTGCAAAGGCAGGGGTTGCCCAATATGGCGCCGCTTACAAGCCCCTGACGAATGATGAGATCGGCCTGGCCATGACTGCTCTGAAAGCGGCCGACGATGGCGGCAAGAGCGTGATTTTCGGCACCATGGCACTCGCATCTGGGAATGACTTCGACGGGTACCGGGCCATGATTGCCCAGATTGCTCCTGACGCCCCTGCCTTAGCAGTTGCAGGAGAACTGGCAGGGCGCGCTGCCATGGCCACTGATGTAGGGGTGAAGCGTGAACCAAGGCAGGCAAAGCGGGTGTCCGACCTGATCATTGCTGGTGAGGCATTGCGCAATCCCAACCGGAAGCAGGATGGGCGCAGCCAAATGGTAACCATGCCGCCTGACGCAGCCTTTGACAAGATGTTTGATGCAGAGGCAAAAACAGCTTTCTCCGACAATGCGACCACGCGCAACATGTTCCTGGAAACCACCAAGAGCATCTACGCCAAGTTGACCATGGAGTCTGGAAACCAGGACGGCAATGGGATCGTGTCGGGCCGGTTTTTGGATGCCTTCAAAATGGCAACCGGTGGGGTGGAGAAGCACAAAGGCGCGTACATCACTCTGCCCTGGGCGCATACATCGGGCGAGTTTCTGGACGGCCTGCAAGAACGCACCAAGGCCATGGAAGTGGCTGGCGAACTGCCGCCAAACGTGACCGCCCGACACCTGCAGGAAATGCCGCTGGTCAACGCCGGCCGCAACAAATACAGGATTCTCGGCGAAATGGGGTGGATGGCTGACCGCAGGGGGCGCCCCATTGAGATCGACTTCGACAAAATGCCTGTTCAACAAGTAGATGCACGACTTGCTGGAGTGGTAGAGCCGAGAAATGCCGAGGTCATGAAGCGCCGGATGGGTGATACCAAAGCCATGGCAAGGAGCACTCCATGAGCTGGGACTTAAACCAGGACGAGCTGCGGGACAAGTTCAACAGCCTGCCAACTACCCAGACCCCGGATGTGGGATTGGGGTTCAACTTGGTGCAAGGGGCGGGCAAGACTGCCATGATGATCGCCGCCCAGACCGCAAGGGCTGGCGAATTTGCCCTATCAGCGATTCCGCTTGCCCAGGACTACCTGGAAACCCAAGCACGCCGGCGCGGAAAGGCTGACGCAGCAATCATTCCGGAAGTGACGACGGCCAGAAGCGCATTTTTCAAGTCGATGGCAGAAGGCCCGACCCAATCTGCTGTCGATTACTGGACACCAAAGCCTTTCGAGGTTGGAACGGCAGGCGAGGTGATTGGCAGCTTGCTTGGCATGCTTCCCATCATCATGGCTGGACCAGCAGGCCCCAGCATGGCCGTAGGCGCAACCATGATGAGCCAAGGGCAGAACCTGGTAGACCAAGGAGCGCCGGCAGGCAAGGCGGCCGCAGTCGCCACAGTCCAGGGTCTGGGGCTCGGCCTTGGCATCATGGCGCCGATACTTGGGCGAACCCTGCTGGAGCGGGTGCTGGTAGGGGGCGCTGGGTTCAACGTGGTGCAGGGGATGGTTACAAGCGGGGTGAGCGGCGCCATTCTGAAGGGTGAAAAGGGCGCCGAGAATTACAACCCATTCAGCGGCAAAGAAATTGGGATCAATGCTTTGTCTGGTGCCATGTTCGGTGTCGGTGCCCACCTGATACCAGCCCAAAGAGCCCAAGGAGAGGCGGCATGGAAGGCCATCAGCGAGTTTCTGGGTGAGGCCACCCCGACCCAAAAGGCGGCCGCAGCAACCCTGCTGGATCACCTGCATATCACCACAGAAAGCCTGCCTGGCGCTCCAGTGACACCGGCTGACCGTGAAGTGCATATCCAGAGGATGGCCCAAGCCATCAACGACCTGGCCAACGACCGGCCCGTCGATGTCGAGAACATCGTCAAGGACACCACCCCGGAAACCGTTGGTGATCAAGGGTCTCCAGCAGTCAAGGAATCCTTGACAGTTGACCAATTGCCTGACGCCGGGAATATGGTCGACGTCCAGACGTCAAACCAGCCCCGCTACAACCCAGACCTCGCCAGAATCGAGCAGGACCAGGCCATCCGCGAGGCCATCCAGGAGCACGCCAAAACAGTGGCAGCCGAGGAAGGGATACCCCAGATACCAGACCGCAAATCCATAGCCCAGACGATCGAGGAGCAACTGGTACAAGCAGGCCGGCCGGCAGAGGAAGCAAAGGCAGGGGCAACCCTGTGGCAAGCCTTCTTCGACACTACTGCCAGCAGATATGGTAGCACCGGGCAAGAGCTCTTCGACCGCTACATGAAGGGCATCACCGGGCAGGCTGGGGAAGGGCCAATGCTGGCGCAGGAATCACCAGATGCCGGATTTATCCGGTATTACGCAGCGCGCAGGTGGACCGACGAGGCAGATGCGCGCTCCAACCTGCGCCGCCTGATCAACGAGCAGAACGAGCGCTACCCGTTCAAGACGGATCCCAACATCGTGGACTCCTTCAAGTTTGTCAAGATCGGCAACAAGGTGCGCCTCAAGCAAGAGCCGAAAGCGCGCGAATACGGCCCGATCTGGACAAACGAGAAACCGGACTACGGCGACCAACCGCCGGTCGACTGGACCGCCCGGGACCTTGGCCATTCTGGAAGCCCAGAGTCAGCGCGCAAGGTGTACGGGGAGGCTGGCGATCGAGCCTACGAAGCATGGGTGCCAATCGACGAACTGCCGGCAGCGAAGGGCGATGACATTCGCAAGGGTGGTCTGACCGAGGACAGCGGCGCCCGAGCAGACTTCGCACACCGCGGCGACTTCCCGCCGGCCACCGTGCGCATCAGCAAAACCGGCAAGGTTGTGATCGCTGACGGCAACCACCGCATCGCATACTGGCGCGAACAGGGGTACTCGCACATCCCCGCCTACGTGCTGGATGCACGGAAACCACAAGCCGACCCAGGCCAGCTATTCCAAGGCGCAGTACCCTGGTACCACTCCGAACTGGAACGCCAGATCGGCACCGCCAAGATGGGAGCAGCCAGCCCCAAGGACTGGAAGAACTACATCAAGGGCCTGAGCAACAAGGGGGTAAAGGCCGACGAAGTCAAATGGACTGGCCTGGAAGAATGGCTGGACCTGCAACCAGGCAAGGTAACCAAGGAGCAGATCCAGCAGTACATGAAGGATGGTGGGGTGAAGGTTGAGGAAACCACTCTTGGTGAAGGCAGCCAGGAGATGGCGGCTCTTCGCAAAGAGATAGGCACCTTGCGTGAAGACATCATCGACAAGCAGCACCAGTTCCAGGACAGCGGCTACCTGTACCACGAAGTCACCACTGAAATCTTCAACGAGCTGCCGCCCGAGTGGCAGGCGAAATACCAGGAACTGAACGACATCAGGGACCGGTACAACAAGCTGGCCGACCAAGAGCGCGACGACAGCAGCCCCACCAAGTTCGCCACCTACCAACTACCAGGAGGAGAGAACTACCGGGAGTTGTTGCTGACACTGCCGACAGGCCGAGAATCATTCAACGATGCCGCCCAGCGCATGTTCGGCAAGTCGTATGACAAACTCGATCCACGCGACCAAATTGAGGTGCGGCAAGAGGTTGCCGGGGACGCCGCCCCAACATTCAATTCCTCCCACTTCGACCAGCCCAACATCCTCGCCCATATCCGCTTCAACGAGCGCACCGATGCCGATGGAAAGAAAGTGCTGTTCATTGAGGAAATCCAGAGCGACTGGGCGCAGAAGGGGAAAAAGGAAGGTTTCAAAGTCACTCCTGAACGAGAGGCAGAACTGCGCGCCAAGATTGCCGAGATCGAGAAGATCGGCAAGGATGCAACGTCGGAGCAAAAGCAGCAGTGGGCTGACGCCATGACCGAGCTGCAGCCGGAAACGATGCACGGCAAACCGCCATCCGCCCCCTTCGTAGGCAAGACCGAGGCATGGGTAGGCCTGAGCCTCAAGCGCATGATCAGGTATGCAGCCGAGAACGGATTCGACCGGGTAGCGTGGACGAATGGCGAGCAGCAGGCGGCGCGGTATGACCTGAGCAAGCAGATCAAGGAAATCGAGTACATCAAGCGCGGCGACCTCTACGAACTCGGCATCACACAAAACAACGGCGATGGTCTGAGCCTGCCGAAAAAGGAATTCACGGCAGCCGAGCTCGAGGACGTGGTCGGCAAGGAAGTGGCCAAGAAGATCGTCGAGGGCGAAGGCAGAATGTACCGTGGCCACGAGGGGCGCACCCTTGAAGGCCTCGACCTCAAGGTGGGTGGCGAGGGGATGAAGGCATTTTATGACCGCATAGTGCCAAACGTGGCGAACGATGTGCTCAAGAAATTGGGTGGGGGGCGGGTTGGGGAAGTGAATATCCAAGATCCAGCGATGTTCCGCAAGGGCGGTTTTGTCGGGTCTGATGAAGCCACCGCAATGCAACCCGGCTTCGACATAACCCCATCAATGCGTGAAAAGGCAATGGATACACAGGCGCTGTTCCAGCCTGATCGCGGTGCTTTGCAATTCGACCAGCAAGGCAAGATGGCCATAGCCCTGCTCAAGTCTGCCGATCCCAGCACCTTCCTGCACGAGTCCGGTCACTTCTTCCTTGAGGTGACCAACGACCTCGCCAGCCAACCTGACGCACCTGCAGCAATGAAGCAGGACATGCAGACCCTGTATTCGTGGTTCGGCCTGAAGGATGCCGACACCTGGAACAACATGACGCTGGACGAGAAACGGCCCTACCATGAGCAATTCGCCAGGGGCTTCGAGCGATACCTTCGAGATGGACAAGCCCCCACCCCAGTACTCAAAGGCCTGTTCCAGCGCTTCCGCGACTGGCTCAAGGCCGTCTACCAATCCGCATCACAACTGAACGTCGAAGTATCGATCAGGTTCGCGCCGTCATGGACCGCATGCTGGCCGAACCGCAACGAACCGAGGCCCCCCCAGAAGCCACCCGCTCTGCTACTCCTCCTCCTCCTCGTGGTGGGGTGGGTGAGCCGATGG